GACCAAGACGCTGCAGGAAACATCAAACCCAATAAAAAGAAATCAACAGAGAAAATAGACGGTGTGGTCGCGCTGATCATGGGACTTGCGAGGGCAACCCTCGGCGGCGGTATCAACGACAGTGTCTATGATGAAAGGGGGTTGTTATTTATATGAGCATATTCTCAGGGTTGTTCCGCTCACGGGATAAGCCTAAAAACCGTGTCGGTGGTGGCTGGAATTTTCTCTTCGGTGGAACAACCAGCGGTAAGGCGGTCAATGAGCGGACGGCGATGCAGACCTCGGCGGTCTACGCTTGCGTCCGTATCCTTGCCGAATCGGTGGCGGGACTTCCGCTCCACGTATATGAGCGAACCGCCAACGGGAGCAAATCCACAAAACCGTCACACCCCCTCTACCGGCTGCTTCATGATGAGCCTAACCGCGAGATGACTTCATTTGTGTTCAGAGAAACACTGATGAGTCATCTTTTACTTTGGGGCAACGCTTACGCACAGATTATCAGAGACGGCAGGGGGTTTCCCATTGCGCTCTATCCACTCCTGCCCGACCGAATGGCTGTGGATAGAAACGAAAGCGGCGAACTGGTCTACACCTACCAAAGTGACAAGGGTCAGGTCAAGTTACGTCGCGAGAATATCCTGCATATCCCCGGCTTGGGCTTTGACGGCCTTATAGGTTACTCGCCGATTGCGATGGCAAAGAACGCCGTGGGGCTTGCCCTTGCAACGGAGGACTACGGCGCTACGTTTTTCGCCAACGGAGCGAACCCCGGCGGTGTACTGGAACACCCCGGTGTCATCAAACCGGAACAGGCCGACAGACTCAGAGAAAGCTGGCAGTCGCAATTCGGAGGCGCAAATGCACACAAAGTAGCGGTTTTGGAGGAAGGTCTTAAATTCCATCAGATGTCCATACCGCCTGAACAGGCGCAGTTTTTGGAAACACGTAAGTTTCAAATAAATGAAATTGCCCGTATTTTCAGAGTGCCTCCTCATATGGTCGGCGACCTTGAAAAGAGCAGCTTCTCCAACATCGAACAGCAGTCTTTAGAGTTCGTCAAGTATACCCTCGACCCGTGGGTGGTCAGGTGGGAGCAGTCTTTACAGCAGGTTCTCATTCTGCCATCGGAAAAAGCGACGATCTTTATCAAGTTTAATCTCGACGGACTACTTCGCGGCGACTACCAAAGCCGTATGCAAGGCTATTCAACAGGCATTCAAAACGGATTTATGTCGGTCAACGATGTACGTGGCTTGGAGGATATGAATCTGCTGACTGCCGAGGAAGGCGGCGATCTGCACTTCGTCAACGGCAACATGGTCAAGCTGGCCGATGTTGGAGCAGCATACAAACCAAATGAAACGGAGGATACAAGCTAATGGCAAAAAACAAGAAGTTTTGGAACTGGGCGCGTGATGCTGACGAAAGTGGCGAACGCGTCCTTTACTTTGATGGAGAGATCTCGGATGAGACTTGGTGGGGCGATGAAATCACTCCGGCAATGTTCAAATCGGAACTCTTCTCAGACAAGGGTGACATCACCATCTGGCTAAATTCGCCCGGCGGAGACTGCATCGCTGCAAGTCAAATCTACGCCATGTTGATGGATTATCCGCACAACGTCACGGTCAAGATTGACGGCATCGCCGCTTCTGCGGCAAGTGTCATCGCTATGGCTGGCACGAAAGTCCTCATGGCTCCCACCGCACTGATGATGGTGCACAATCCACTGACCATCGCCATTGGTGACACGGACGAAATGCAAAAAGCCATCTCCATGCTGGACGAGGTCAAGGAATCCATCATCAACGCCTACCAGGTCAAGACCAATCAGTCGAGAGCAAAAATCTCCCACTGGATGGACGCAGAAACGTGGATGAACGCAAACAAGGCGATTGAACTGGGTTTTGCTGAAGGTGTGCTGGAAGACAGCAAAAGACATCAAGCCACTCCGACCTATGCGTTCAGTCGCAGGGCAGTCACCAATTCATTGCTTGATAAGGTAAAGACCAAAGAACAACCGCAACCGAAATCTGAACCGCAAGGCGTACTCGCTGAGTCGCTTCAAAAGCGGCTCAATTTGATTATCCACTAAATTTATGGAGGTAATGACTATGAATAAAATCCTTGAACTGCGCGAGAAGCGCAACAAAATCTGGAACACCGCAAAGGAGTTCCTCGACCAGAAGCGCGGCGCTGACGGGTTTGTTCCCGCTGAAGCTGCCGCAGAGTACGACAAGATGGAAGCCGACATGGTCGCTCTCGGCAAGGAAATTGAGCGTCTGGAACGCCAGGCGGCCTATGACCTTGAGATGAGCAAGCCTACATCCGCTCCTATTTTAGGTGCACCGAACAAGTCCACTGAGGACAAGACTGGCCGTGCGTCCGCCGAATACAGAAAAGCATTCTGGAATGCCATGCGCACTCGTGGCAACGAGGGTCTTGATATGAGCGTAAAAAACGCCTTGCAAATCGGCACCGACTCCGAGGGCGGCTACCTCGTGCCCGACGAATTTGAGCGCACGCTTGTGGAAGCCCTCGACGAGGAGAATGTCTTCCGCAGGTTGGCAAACGTCATCACCACCTCTTCCGGTGATCGTAAAATTCCTGTCGTAGCATCCAAGGGAACCGCATCGTGGATCGACGAAGAAGGTACCATCCCCGACAGCGACGATGCTTTCGGCCAGGTGTCCATCGGCGCTTACAAGCTGGGCACGCTCATCAAAGTATCCGAGGAACTGCTAAACGACAGCGTGTTCAATCTCGAAGCCTACATTTCCAGAGAGTTTGCAAGGCGCATCGGTAATAAAGAGGAGGACGCCTTCTTTACCGGCGACGGCTCCGGCAAGCCCACCGGCATCCTTGCTGCGACTGGCGGTGCACAGCTTGGCGTAACCACAGCAGGAGCTACCGCCGTCACGATGGATGAGGTGCTTGATTTGTTCTACTCGCTTAAGGCGCCTTACCGCAACAAGGCTGTATTTGTTATGAACGATGCTACTGTAAAGGCCATCCGCAAGTTAAAGGATGGGCAGGGCCAGTATCTGTGGCAGCCCTCCCTGCAAGCGGGTACGCCTGACACCATTTTGAACCGTCCTGTTTACACTTCCGCATATGTACCCACCATCGCTGCAGCCGCCAAGACCATTGTGTTTGGAGACTTCAGTTATTACTGGGTAGCCGACCGTCAGGGGCGTGTGTTTAAGCGACTGAATGAACTCTTCGCTGTCACCGGGCAGGTGGGTTTCGTTGCCACCCAACGTGTGGACGGCAAATTGATTCTGCCGGAGGCTATCAAGGTTCTCCAGCAAAAAGCTTAACGGAGGTGCAATATGAGCTATAACACAAAGAACTATACCGAACAGGGCGGCGAAAAAACCGTTATCGGCGGCACGCTGGAAATCAAGGAGGGAGCCTCGGTAACGGGGCTCTCCGCCGACCCTCTCCTTGTGGCAACTGGGGATACTCTTGGCGGTGTAAAAGCCGCCGCTGCTGGTGAGGATGACACTGTCGAAGTGAAAATCGGCGATGACCATAAGCTGTATGTCCCGACATATCCTACCGATGCTACGGAGTCAATCTCCGGACTTGTGAAAGCTGCTGCGAAACAAGCTGACAGCATAGCTGAGGACACAGCCACACTTGTTACGGATTTCAATGCCCTGCTCGCAAAGCTGAAAGCTGCGGGATTGATGGCAGACCAAGAATAATGGAGGTGAGCGGCGATGACGCCAACGGAATTGTTGCCAAAAGTCAAAGAAAACCTAATACTGACACACGCTGATGACGACGATCTGCTCCTGCGCCTCATCGCCGCCGCTGTCAATTATGCCGAGAGCTACCAGCATATTGCGGAGGGCTATTACACCGAAAATTCTATGCCCGCCGCAACTGAACAGGCCGTAATCATGCTTGTATCGAGTTGGTACGAATCCCGCGATGGCTCAACGGCCGGTTTCTTTGCCGACAGCGTTCAGGCTTCTCAACAAGTCTGGAATACGGTCAACATGCTTTTGCGTCTTGACAGATTGTGGGGTGTGTAAGCATGGGATACGGAAAAATGAGTACGCCAATCAACATCATCTCAACCGATCCCATCAAAGATGCAGAGGGTTTCGTCACTAAAGGCGACAACATCATCGCTTCGGTTAAGGCATATAAGGAAGTTCGCAACACCACCGCAAAATGGGAACGGATTATTGGGAATGCAGCGTTTTCAAGCGTAACAGCGATGTTTCGCTTCCGCAAAATTCCGGGCTTAACGGTCACGACTTCACACTTTATCTCCGAAGCTGATGGCCGCTATAACATTATTAACGCGGAAGATGTGCGTGGACGCGGAATGTATATCGAAGTGTTGGCGGAGAAATTGGAAGGGACGGTGAGATAATGGCAAAAATCGAAATGAAAATGCCGGAGGAATTCCTCTTAAAACTCTCTCGACTTGGCAATAAAACGGATGAAATTATCCCCAAAGTGCTGGAAGCAGGCGGTGAAGTCGTTCTTTCTAAGGCAAAAAGCAACCTCTCCTCTGTAGTCGGACATGGCACGAAAACAAAGAGTCGTTCCACAGGTGAGTTGGAAGACTCTCTCGGTTTGTCGCCTGCGAAGCAGAAACGGGACGGCTCAGGCTGGGATATCAAAATTGGTTTTGCCGAGCCAAGAAGTGACGGCGACAGTAACGCCAAAATCGCTAATATTCTCGAATACGGTAAGCACGGTCAGCCGCCGAAACCCTTCATGAGACCAGCCCGCAGACAATCGAGGAATGCGGCTATTGAAGCGATGAAGGAAAAATTCGACCAGGAGGTGGAGCGCATATGAGCATTTTGCAGGAACTGAACGCGCTGCTCTCTCCTCTACTACCGGTGGAAACGGGCATATTCAGCGGTGTTGCACCCAACGAGTACCTTGTTCTCACACCGATGACGGATGAGTATGCCTTGTTCGGGGATAATACACCGCTTATTGATGTGTCCGAGGTGAGGATATCCCTGTTTTCAGAAGGCAATTACATCAACCGGAAAAATCAGATTACCGCCGCCCTGCTTGGTGCGGCGTTTACGATAACAGATCGCCGCTACATCGGCTATGAGAACGATAGCGGCTATTATCATTACGCCATCGATGTGGCGAAAGAATACGAAACGGAGGAAATATAACATGGCTACAATTGGTCTTGATAAACTCTACTACGCAACAGTCACCGAAGCGCCTATTACGGGTCACGAGACCTACGACACTCCGGTAATGCTGGCTAAGGCAATCTCAGCTGAATTATCTATCGAACTTGCGGAAGCGACACTCTGGGCGGACGATGGTGCCGCTGAAATCATCAAGGAATTCAAAAACGGTAAGCTTACCCTTGGTGTGGATGACATCGGAAAAACCGTCGCCGCAAAGCTGACAGGAGCGACCATGGATGAAAACGGCGTTCTTATTTCGGCTTCAGAGGACGGTGGCGACCCTGTTGCTATTGGATTTCGGGCAAAAAAAGCAAATGGTAAGTACCGCTACTTCTGGCTTTACCGCGTGAAGTTCGGCGTTCCGTCCACCAATCTCGCCACCAAGGGCGATGGCATCACCTTTTCCACACCGAGTATTGAAGGTACTGTTTCCCGCCGCAATAAACCGGACGGCAACGATCGTCATCCTTGGAAAGCGGAAGTTAACGAAGATGATGCGGATGTGCTACCAGGTGTGATCAGCGGTTGGTATACAGAAGTGTACGAACCTGACTTTGACACGGGTTTGGAGGGTTAATGCATGGATAACGAACGAAGTGCCGTCATCAAAATCGGCGATGAAGATTATCAGTTGATTCTGTCCACCCGTGCTACAAAGGAAATCGCCAAACGCTACGGCGGGCTGGATAACTTGGGTGATAAGTTAATGAAGTCAGAAAACTTCGAGATGGCGCTGGACGAAATTATTTGGCTGATTACGCTCCTTGCTAACCAGCCCATCCTCATCCACAACCTGCGCAACAAGGAAAACCCGAAAGATCTACTGACCGAGGAAGAAGTGGAATTGCTCACCTCACCACTTGAACTGGCGGCGTATAAGTCGGCAATTACCGAGGCGATGTTCAAAGGGACGGCTCGTAACATCGAAAGCGAGGATGGCGAACCAAAAAACGCCGAGGTCGGGTAAGCGACGATGAGTTGTTTACCCGACTTTTATATTACGGTACGGTTCATCTGAATCGCTCCGAAGAGGAAACGTGGCTCACCCCGATAGGGCAATTGCTGGACTTGTGGGAATGCCATCGCCAGTTCCTCGGAATGACCAAACCAAAGCACGAACAGTTTATTGAAGATGTCATCCCTGATGGCATCTAATTTTTTTGAGGGAGGAGGTGTTTTAAGTGGCTGACAATTTTGGGGTGAAAATAGGCGTCGAGGGCGAAAAGGAGTTTAAAAGCGCACTGCGAGATATAAACCAGTCGTTCAAAGTACTGGGTAGCGAAATGAAGCTGGTAACGAGCGAGTTCGACAAACAGGATAAATCCATAGCAGCTACTGCCGCTCGCAACGAAGTCCTCAATAAAGCGATCGATGCCCAGAAGGACAAAATCTCCACCCTTGAAGCCGCTCTTCGAAACGCCTCCGACAGCTTTGGTGAAAATGATCGGCGCACTCAAAACTGGCAGATCGCTCTCAATAACGCCAACGCGGAACTGAACAACATGGAGCGTGAATTGGAAGAGTCAGCGGAAGAAGCCGACGACCTTGGCGAGGAACTGGAAGACGCTGGCGACAGCGCCGAAAAATCCGGCGGAAAGTTCGAGAAGCTGGGCGGCATCCTCAAAGGCATTGGTGTGGCAATGGGCGCGGTGGCTGTTGCCGCCGGAGCCGCAGCCGTCAAACTTGGCAAAGAAGTCATATCCGCCTATGCGGACTACGAACAACTGGTCGGCGGCGTGGATACCCTCTTTGGTGAGGCATCGCAGTCTGTTCAAGGGTATGCCGAAAATGCCTTCAAGACCGCCGGTATGTCCGCCAACGAATATATGGAAACCGTCACGGGCTTTTCGGCAAGTCTTATCCAGTCCCTCGGCGGCGATACCGCAAAAGCAGCGCAGGTTGCGGACATGGCGATTACGGATATGGGCGATAACGCCAATAAAATGGGTACGGACATCGCATCCATCCAAAATGCCTATCAGGGTTTCGCCAAGCAGAACTACACGATGCTCGACAACCTGAAACTGGGCTATGGCGGCACAAAGTCTGAAATGGAGAGGCTCTTGGCTGATGCCGAAAAAATCTCCGGTATTAAATACGACCTCTCTTCATTTTCCGATTTGACCGAAGCAATCCATGTCATTCAGACCGAAATGGGGATCACAGGAACGACCGCCTTGGAAGCCACGGAAACAATAACTGGCTCTATGGCGGGAATGCAATCGGCTATCGGCAACTTGATGGCGGGTTTGGGTAATGCCAATGCTGATGTAGGACTTTTGATTGGTAATGTGGTCGAAGCGTTCCAGAACGTCGTGAAAAACATTGTTCCAGTTATTGAGAATATCGTAAGAGCACTGCCGCCTGCCCTTGACGGGATACTACAGGCAATCGGTGATTTGCTTCCGACTCTGCTCGCTACGGTAGTCGACCTTTTCACACAGGTGCTGACAACGATTTTGACGCTTTTGCCCGAACTTATCCCCGCCGCCGTGGATGCTGTTATGACCATTGTGGGTGCGCTGATTGATAATCTTCCATTACTTATTGATGCAGCGGTTCAATTAGTGACCACTCTCGTTACAGGCATCGCCGATGCACTTCCACAGTTGATACCGGCGGCGGTGAACGCTGTGATCACAATTGTTCAAGGCTTGATGGAAAGCCTGCCTATGATACTTGATGCCGCCCTACAACTGATTCTTGGTCTGGCACAGGGCATCCTGGATGCACTGCCCCAATTGATCGCTGCTCTGCCCGCTATCATCCTCGGCATTGTAGATTTTATCATCGGGGCCATCCCGAAAATTATTGATGCAGGGATTCAGCTACTGGTGTCCTTAGTAGACGCCTTGCCTGAAATCATCACGGCAATTGTGGCGGCTATACCGCAAATTATCGAGGGTTTAATTACAGCGATCCTCGGCTCTATTCCCCAGCTTATTGACGCCGGGATTCAGCTGTTAATTTCGTTGGTTCAAAACCTGCCGCAGATTATAACTGCCATCGTGGCGGCGATACCACAGATCATCTCATCGCTTATTACGGCGATTATCGGGAGCATCCCGCAGCTTGTGGGTGCGGGCATTCAGCTGTTCGTGGCGTTGATAAAGAACCTGCCAACCATCATCGTGGAAATCGTAAAAGCGATACCTCAGATTATTACGGCTATCGTGAAAGGCTTTACCGGTAACATCGGTAAAATCGTGCAAGTCGGTAGCGACCTTATCAAGGGGCTGTGGCAGGGTATTTCGAACGTCACCGATTGGATTTGGGGTAAAATCTCCGGCTTCTTCGGAGGGATCGTCGACGGCATTAAAAACTTCTTCGGTATCCGTTCTCCCTCCACCTTATTTGCCGGACTTGGCGAAAACATGGGTCAGGGCATCGGTGTGGGCTTTGAACGGGCGATGGATGAAGTCGCCGACGATATGCAGAACGCTATCCCCACCGCTTTTGATACGCCCGGCATAAACATGGGTGATGTGACAGGAAGTCATGGCGGCTTGGCGGTATCAGGTATGCCTTCTCTCATCAACATACAGCAGATGATTGTCCGCAGCGAGGACGACATCCGCAGAATATCACAGGAACTGTACAACCTGATGCAAACCGGCTCGCGGGCGCAGGGGCGGTTTAGCCCGGCATAAGGAGGTGTTGGCGTGGGCTTTATTTTCAACGGAATCTCATCACAAAGCATGAACGTCAAGGCTCGGCTGACCTCTTGGCAGGCTTCGCCACCCTTGCGCAACTCCTTTGTTTCCATACCCGGCAAGCCCGGCGTGGCAGACTTTGGCAGTGATAGCGCAGAGCGGGTCATAACCGTTCGCTGTAATATCGCTCCAAAGCACAACCTCGCTTCATTGGTTGGAGTTCTGGATGGTCTGGCAGAATGGCTTGACCCGGATAAAGGGCTGAAACAGCTTGTGCTTGACGATGTAGCCGACCGCTATTTCACAGCGCGACTTCAGACGGAAGTGAACTGTGAACGGCTTATTCGCTCAGCGGGTGCATTTGACTTGAACTTCGTCTGCCCCGACCCACATGCTTACGCTTTGACGGACGAGGGTTTTACGCTAACCCAAGCAGGCGCGAATGCGGTCACGAGGAATAAAGGCAATACAGACTCTTTGCCTGTCTTCCTTTTGAAAGGCACCATTCCATCAGGGGCATCAACCTATGTGTCGTTGAAAACAAATGACGAAGAACTTCGCGTTATCGGTGCGCTGGCTGCCGGGGAAACCCTTGTCATCGACAGCGGTTTGGTTACTGCCAAGGTGGTAGACGGCACGGGCGAAACGCTCCGAAATGGTCTGCCGCTGCTTCAAGAGTTGAATTTTCCAATTCTTCGCAAAGGAGCGAACAGCGTAACCATTACGGCAATCGGTGCGACCTTTACAGAACTGCAAATACAGGCGAAGAGCCGTTGGAGGTGAGGACATGGCGGTAAAATCCATATTGACTTCTCAAACAGACTTTACAGGCGAGATCCCTGTAACCGAAAAAACATCCGCACTCTGGCGTTTCAACGAATCCACGCCGGACAGCGATACCCGCCTCACAGACTCCTCCGGCAACGGACGACATTTTACTGTCTCCGGCTGGAGCGGCACAACAGCCTCTTTACTAAACGGCAGGTTTGGGCGGTATTTTCGCATAAACATCAACAACCCAACCACAGAAAAGACGCACCTTGTCGCCACCAACGACGGTACATTCTTTTCTTATCTCGGTGATAAAATTGCCGTCGGCGGTTGGGTAAATCCGACCACCTATTCTGTCGGGCAGAACTTCATTCCGCTTTTCAATACAAGGCAAGGACCCGGTCAGCCAATTTTATATATTTCCCTCTATCAAGGGCGGCCGCGAATGATGCTCTATAATTCGGCGGGCACGCTTATCCTTGACCAAACCGAAACACCTGGATTCAACATGGTCAATGGTGGTTGGTATTTCCTCTCTGCCATCATAAATGCGACGGACAAAACATCTCAGATAGTTCTGTGCAACCGTGCCGACGGTGTAGTGTGGACAGCCCCCTTGCGGACATTTACTGGTACATTGAATCCATCCTGTATAGCAGATATCGTCATGGGAATGCACGCAAATCAGTATTACTACGCAGGTGGCTTGGACGAGTGGTTCTTTGAAACAGACAGCGACTTAACTATTGATGATTTGATTCACTATTTCCGTCAGGCGATGCTTGCCAATGGCGGAGATACTTCGGGTAACGTGGATGCGCTAACTGAGCCGGGAGCTGTTACCCTACGGAAAGGAATTGATAATCTCTACCCCGAAAGCGGCCAACTGACGACGATTGCTGCCGAATGCAACCTTGCCGGGAGCGGTCGGGTATCGGCAACAAGCG